GCTGAACTGAACATCTTTGAATATTTCACACCTGTAGCAGTGAACTCATATTCAAAGATGTTCAGTTCAGCTGTGATTGCCCCATCAGGAAATGCAATCTTTCTTTGCTGTATTGCTGCTGCTAGTCCTGTCATCAGTTGCTGCTTTGATCCCTGGCTAAATTTAAACCCTGTGACATCCAGCCCCTCTGCCTGTAGATCCTCAAAGATAGGATCACCAACCCCAGTGCTATCCATCAGGATAGGTGCAGCTGGTAGATTCTTAATTCGCTGTTTGGTAGTCCGCCAGTCCTCTTGAAATCTGTCAAAGTATGATACTGTGCCATTGCTGTCCAGGCCTATGATCACTGTGTAGTCAAATGACTTTGCCAGGTCAATGCCATAGCATACAGTGGGCTGTGTACTCATTGGATATGTACATTGCTGTATGAACATAGCACCAAATGGATTTGCTACATTCTCATTGAACTCTGCCATGTATTCCTGGCTGAATGCTAATTCAGGCAGATCACCTCTAGCCTCATCTATCTCATTGGGATCTATGTATGGATTGTCATAGGTAGACATCTGCCAGCTAGTCCATCCTGGATCACCTGATTTGCCCCTCTGCCATATTTTGTGAAAATCATTTTTGCCCTTAGGTGTAGACAAAAAGAATGCATCCCCTCTGTAGTCAGTCAATGTAGGTCTGATTGATTCAGTCCATCTGTGCCATAGGTTTTTAACGAATGCAGCCTCATCAATGATGTTTCTGTGATACTTTCTAGATCTACCTGCCAGTTCATTCTCTAAACTCCAAAACTCTATTTTGCCACCTGTGATCAATTCAATGAACTGATGATCATTTTTTCTGGATATGATAGGCTCTAGGGCATGCAGGCACTCATTGTATGTGCCATCTAGTAGTTTGTATGTAGGTGTGAAATACCCTGCTAATTTGCCAGCTATGGCTGTCTCAGACAGCAGATTGATGGCTAGGGCAGATTTGCCCCATCTTCTACCACAGGATAGCACAGAAAACCTTTTATGGCCATCCACTACTTTCTGCTGATTGATATGCAGTTCATTTAGGTGTACTGTCTTATCCATTAGTCCATCCATTTGCCATGTGTTCTCAAATGCCAGAATCTATGCTTCAATACTTCACATACTAATTCAAAGAATGTGTCAGCTTCATAGATCCCTGCTTTGCATGTTAGTTTAAAATTTGCTTTCATGGTTTATAGTTTAATCTTTTGGTGTTTCTTTCTTTTCATACTTGACTTTGATGGTCACCTCTTTGCTGCCATCTTCCTGGATCTTTTCAGTCAGCCCATTCAATCTCTGTGTGATGGATGCATTGTAGATCCCTGCCATGCCACCTGCTATCTGATCCTCTCTGATATTTTTCCTTATGCGTGAACAGACAGACACAAAATTTGTGTACCTGCCCTCTCTATTTGCAAAATACTGATCTAGATCTGACATGTCTAGTTTGTCCATCACAAAGATCTCAAAGCCCTCTAGTGTCAATGGCCTTTCCTTTTCTCTGTACACCTCTTTTGCTATGCCACCAACCCAGTCTTTCACAATCAATGGTTTGCTTTTTATTTCTTTTGCATATTGACAGAATAGCTGCCACATGATCTCAGGTGTCTCTATATTCTTAGGCCTGCCTACAGGTCTAGGTTTCTCTATTTTTTTAGTTGCTTTTTTAGTTGCACTTTTAGTTGCTTTTGCCATACATAAATGTCTTGTTTACAATATCCTGAAATTGTTTAAATGATAGACTGCTCACAAATGAATCCTCACCTGATACTATCTCTGTGTATTCTTTCCCATCCTGTTCATACCTGCATGCAAAATCTATAGTGAAAAACATGAAATCTACCTCAGTCAGTCTGGTGTAGGTAGTTTTGACATCTAAGTCTCTCAGCACTATAGTCTCATCATTGTGGCATAAAATAGGGATCACTACTGGTATCATCTTTCTAGTCTTTTAAAATTGTTTGTACTTTCGTATCTTTCTATCAATTTATTCCATACATCCTGGGCTTTGTTCAGCCCCTCATCTTTCATCTTTCTATATTCTGTCTGCTGGCCTACATCATGTCCTATGTGATTGCTAGTGATGCCAGGGATGTAGTAATTGACAAAGCCTAGTTTGTTTAGTCTATAGGCATAGTCAGAATCCTGCATTCCGTATGGATCATATTCCTCTGAAAAATATCCTACCTCTCTGAATGCTGTGCCAGGGATCATGACATTTCCAAATGCTGTGAATGATCTATTGACTAGCACCCCATTGATATTTTCAGGTGTACCTGCATTCTCTACACAATGAATGCCACACATCCCTGTATTTGGTATTGATGAAACATATCCTATCATTGTTTTAAGCCAATTATCAGGCATCACTATGTCATTTGCTGCTGTGACTATTGCATCATGATTCCAGCCTTTCTCTAGGCCATCATTCAATGCTGCTGCTATTCCTTTGCGTTGGATAGTGATCAGATCAAATGGATGCCCTGCATTGTGTATGCTGTCCAGTGTCCTGGATGTATGATCATGCCTTTCATAGTCTAAAAATATGACTGCTACTTTCATCTAATGTTTTCTCCTATATATTTGGCAGGCACACCTGCATACTTTGCGTTTGCTTTCAATTCTGTTTTCTTTCCTATAAATGCTGATGCCCCTATCATGCATCCACCTGGCACAATTAGTTTCTGATGGATCACTGCATTCAGTCCTATGTTTGTGCCATCACCTATCACACTATGGCCACCTACTTTTGCCCCACAGCTTAATGTCACCCCATTGCCTAGCTGTGCATCATGACCTACATGGCTGTGTTTCATCAGGTAGCAATTATCACCTATCACTGTAGGTTTTTCTGCACCTGAATCTACTGTCACCAGGCCTGTCAATCTAGCCCCATTATTTATGATCACACCTTTGTCCTCTTTCTCTTTGCCTTTCCATTCAGGGGCTGCACCTATGATACAATATGCACCTATGTAGACATTGTCACCTATTTGTACATTGTTCCCTATTAATGCTGTTGGATGTATAAATGTCATACTAGTCTAGTTTGCTTTTAAAGTGATCACAGATCTTTTCCATCTTTGCCTGGTAGTATGTAGCAAAGTCTTTGTAGCCCTCTGCCTTTTGCTGATAATTTACATATAGAATGCCTCTCAGTCTTTGACTTGGTGTCTTTTCTGTGTCTAGATCAGTTTTTAATGCATTGATCTCATCTGCCTCAGTAGTGGTGAATAGTTCCTCTTTGATTGCTGTGTAGCAGAATTTCTGATTCAGCTGGAATATCTCAGCTGCCTGTGCAGGTGATAGTTCCTGTGTACCTAATGTGATCCTGACTGTCTTATCCTTTCGTGATGCTATGCTTTCAATCTGTGCTGGTAGTATGATCATTGTACTTTGTTTAAAATATTCTTTGCTTCATCTAGTGCTAGTTCCTGCATTTCATCTATAACTATCAAGTCAGTCAGATTGTATGCTATTGTATTAGCCATCCCTTTTGTCATTAAACTCACTTGATTCATTGTATCATTATGCTCACCTGTTTTGCAGGTAGCTACATAGTAGCATTTGTGTGTTAAGATCTGCCAAATTGCTAAAAGTTTGTTTCTCATCTGCCTTGGCCTCTGTAGGCCTTTGGCCTGGGTGAATGTTTATTGAAACTCTTTTTTGCATGCCCCTGCTTTCTTTTCCCAAAACTTACTTTTATACTATTGCTGCTACCTTTTGCCATCTAGTTTGTTTTTATGCTTATCAATTAAAAAATCCATCCATTGTTTTTTGTCACCGAAATCCAGGTGACATTTTCTGCACAGTGCCTGTAGATTTTCAATCACATCCTTTGTGTTTGATCCACCCATGCCCCTGGCTTTGATATGATGGATGTCTACTGCCTTAGCCCCACAAACCTCACATGGTATGAAATCATCTGTATCATAATCAAAGTGATCCAGGTAGACTACTATGTGTTTTTTCACTTTCTGTCAATTTGCTCTAGCTTTCTGATAGCCCATTCAATCCCTGCATCACCGCCCCATGCATCCCACATCAATCCACCACATCCCTCAGAATATGGCACATCTTTATGCTGCTGATGTCTTTTGAAAGATGCCATCCTTGCTATTGTATCTCTAGATATTGGCTCTCTATTTGCTAGCTGGTTTGCCCTGGCTTTGCCTGTAGCTTCACCACATGATCCCCATCCATTCTCATCAGCCCATTTCAATGCTCTTTTTGCATTGTTTGTGGCAGCCTCAGGATAGTCAGTGAATGAATCCTCTGCAAACTTACCTGATGCTAGTATGGCTTGCCACACCTCTATGGCTTTCTCTTTTGTGTCATAGATACATTCACCTGTTCCTACTCTCCATTTCCCATTTGTGCATTGTTTTACTGGCATAAACTTTTATATAATTGTTCCCTTAATTTATTTATTTTGTCCAGGTGGAAATTCTGAATGCACCATTCATAGTTTGCCTCACCTAGTTCCTTTCTATAAATAGCATCATTTACTAGTTTTTTTAGTTCCTTATACCAGTCTGTTTGATTATTCACCTTTGCCACATAGGGGCATCCGCTGTATGGATCTACATTGCTCACCAATACTGGTATTTTCTTTGTAGCAGCTTCTAGCACTTTCAGATTTGATTTCATGCCATTGAACTTGCT